CTAGACTAATTCCCTCTCACCGTCTACAGAAACTGTTGCGTGTGTGCCGTGATTTGTGCCGCTCTGCCCCCTTGCTATAGCTGCTTGCTCCGGGGTCAGGTAGCGCAAATATTCCTCAGTCTGGCGGATTGTGGAATGCCCGAGCCGCTCTTTCAACGTGTAGATATTCCCGCCGTTCTCCAGGTAGCGGATGGCGTGCTCATGGCGCAGATCGTGGAAGCGCATCGGGACCAATGCGCGCCCTTCGCGCTGTGCCATCATTTGTGCCCGGTTCACCACCTCGCGCCACATCTCAGTGACGCGCTTGTACCGGTCGCCGTTACTCGTCTCGAACAGGTAATCCGACCTCCCGGCCGGCTGCCGTTCAACGATGGCGCGAGCCACTGGCGACAGTGAGATAACCCGGAAGTGCGATTTGGTCCGCCACAACTGCGCCTTGCCGCCGTCCGCGTCGTGGCGCTTCAATGTGGTGATCTCATCCTTCCGAGCGCCTGTCTCCAATGCGAACCTGCACAGGTCCCCGAAGGTGCCTCGCATGCGGGCGAAATAGGCCTCGATGTGCGATGCCGGGGGACGAATATAGGGATGCCGCTTTTCCTTGCGCGGCTTTACCGGAAGCAGCTTTACCGGGTTGAGGTCGGGCCATCCCGGCAGCTCGCGCACGTGGTCGGCAATGCCCGATATGACCGTGAGGTAGCGATTGATCGTCGCGGTGCCGGAACCCGCCAGGCGCCGGGCCGCGATGAAGCGCTGTAGCTCAGCCTTGTTGACCTGATCCCAGAACATCGCTCCGAAATGCGCCTCCACGCCCTTCAGGAGCTTCGCATAGCCTTCGAGGGTCTTGGGCTTCCATTCTCCAGCTTCCAGCCACAGTACGGATGCCTCCTGAAAGGTATGGCGGACCGTGCCCTTGTACGGGCTGTTCTCCTTCAGCCAAGCTTCGCGGCGTCTCTCAGCTTCTTTTCGATTGCGCGTCTTAAGGGACTTTCGGAGATCACGCCCATCGACGGTGATACGGCCATACCAAATGCCGTTCTCGCGCTGGTAGAGGTTTTCCGGCTCCCCACCGCGTTTTCCTTTGCCTTTATCCATGCTCGCAAGCTCTGTTCGTTAAAGGTCCATCCGCGTCCCAGCTTCGCCGCGCTCCAGACTTCCCCGCGCGCGGCCAAGCTCTGCAAGGTGCGCCGGGGGAGCCCGGTTATCAACTCAGCCTGAGCGATCGGAATGCGCTCGGCTTGACCGGTCATGGAATCACTCCCCCTTGCCGCTGCGCGCGAGGGCGGCGCGGGGGAACGCCTCATAAAAAGCCTTCGCATATGGTTTGTGGTCGACGTTCCAACGCCCCTCTTTCCAAGGCGCTCCCGGATGGTGAGCCATAACTTCAAGAGCATTACGGGGGCTGATATGTTCGTCGAATAAGCCGCGCTCGACCCATTTCCAGAGGTAACCATCCTCATATAACGCCGCCCGCACGTCGCCCGAGGACTTTGCGTTTTCTGCGGGGTGGTCGGGGGTGGGTGCGTCGTAAAAGTCCCGCGCCTGTTTGAGCTTCTCGATGACACGATCAAGGCATCGCTGGGTGTCATAATCATCGTCGAGCATGAAATTGCGATGGATTTCGATCGCCCCCTCAATCAAATCCGGGAGCCGCCCACGTCGCTGCTGGAATGCGATGTAGGAATCCTCCACCCCACCGCCCGAAGCGCCTCGGAGGGCTTCGTCTATCGCATCAAGCGCTTCTTGCGACTGGCCGATCCAGTCCCAATCCGCGTGCGCTTTTGCATCGACAAGGTCGGCTTCGACGATCCCGCGCGCGATGGTTAGGCCATGCACCCGCGCCTGCTCATCCCTGGACATCGTTCTTCTCCATGAGGTGATTGCGGACCTGTTTGCCGAGGGCGGTACGCCATATGGCGGCCGTTCCCTTGCGCTCGACCAGCCCGAGCTCCCATAGGGCCGCATTTTCAGGGAAAGCGCACAGGCACGACTCGTTGCCCGGCGCGGCTCCACATTGGCCCTCAAGCAGCGCACGACACTGAGCCTCGCTCAACCGCGCCGCGATCCCCGCAACGTCGGGCGCATTATCTTCGCTCATTGGTCGGCTCCGGGGGATATAGGCTTTGCGACGATGCCTAGACCGCCGTCGGCCGCGTGGTGCAGCGCCTTGATCGCGACAGGGCCGGCCGCCCAGAGACAAGTTCCAGTTCCCGGCGACAACCCTAGGGATCCATCGGGTCGCACGAACTTGATCTTGGGCGTGAACAGCACGATATCCGCGCGCCGCCACGCCTCTCTAAACCAAGGCGCCGATGTGCGATCAGGCGTAAGCGCGATGCCGTTGCCATGGTCAAAAAACTTGCCGAGCCATTTACGCTTGGTCGCTTGGTGGCCGAATGGTGGGTTCATCCAGATCAGCCCAGACCATTGCTTATCAAGACTGCCCTCGGAAATGAAACTGTCCGCTGGGACCGCGATATGCGTCCGATCGACAGGGCACGCCACATCGAGATCGAACCGCACGCCCAGCGCCTCAAAGATATAACGCGGCGTGTACCATTCGTCGCTTTCGCCAGCAGCTTCGTAGGCGCCCATCACTCGCCGCCCTTCGCGCTCTGGCGGATGGCTGCGGCGATGACGCGAGGCACCGATGGCCCGAACATCATGTTTCCGGAAGGGTAGTAACCGGTTTCCCTTTCAGCGATCACCGCGCACCGCTCGCGCTCGGCTGCTACGGCCCGTGCAATGAATTCTGCCAACTCGTCACGAGTTATCAGGGCGTGGTCGGGATATTCTTCGGGCGACGTGCGATCGTCGTACTCGCATAGTTCAAGCCAGAGCGCGTCCACCGTCTCCGCTGCCGCCGGTTGTGGGGTGGAGGCGAGGGCGGCGACACCAAGCTCAGCCAGTGCGGCCCTCGCGGCGTTGAGATAGTGAGGTAGGTCCTCGTCGCCCATGACCATGCCAGGGCACAACTGCGCCCAGATGAGGCAGGCAACTGCCTCTTCGTCACTCTCAGCACCTTGGACCAACCGGCCGCTCACCGTCTCATCCTTACAGGCGAAGGGGGTGGCGATGGGCGTCTGCTTTATCTCGTAGCCACCAATAGCGGCTACACCCGCTGCTGGATCACTATGCAGTGCGAGAATGTCATGGACCGCATATGCTGCTTCGTCCGCGCCACCGACTTCGACATACCTCTTTACGATAGTCGCAGCGGCTTCGAATGCGTTATCTCTCCACTTCTGGATAGTCGCTCGCTCCCCCGCCCTCGCGGTATCGGTGGGGCGCTGCATGTGGTCGCGTTCGAAGCGGGCGAAGGCTTGAACGAGATCGTGACTGGGCCGCGCTTTGACATGCCCCATCGCGAAGAGTGGAACCTTGTCATAGATGTGTTGTGCTGCATCAATATGCCGCTGCTCCACGACGATCTCCGCCGCGCGGGTGGGGTCGGTGGTCATGCTGCGACATCCTTGGTCAGTTCAAGGAGAGCCTCACCGAGAGCCCGTGCGTGCTCAAAGGACATCCAGATCATGTCGTCCTCCTGACGAACCTCGATCGTGGCGGCGGCGTTGGTGAAGACCTGCATTACCGCGATGGCCGAAGCGCCATTTGGCTCTTCATCGCTCAGTTCAACGGCGTGATATTTCGAGATGGCCACGGCTGGCCTCCTTCAGTCGGTTGAGGTGGAAGCGGAGGGATTCGGCGGGGGTGGGAGGGACGAACCAGGGGTGGCGGTAGCCGACCGGGAGCGGGGGCTTGGTCATCCCACGATCTCCCGGTTGGCCCCACCGCGCTCCTCGGCAGGGCTAGGGGTATGCGGCACGATGGGAGCGGCCGGCTGGAAACCAAGGACCACGCGGACGCGTGACCATTCCTCACGGAAGCTGATGACGATCGCGACAAGCGCGACGATGCCGGCGGCGATCATGGCGCCGGTGCAGAGGCTGTGGGACAGAGTCATGCGCCGGTCGCCTTGGCGATGGCGGCAAGAACCTGCTGCGTTGCCCGCCGCGCATTGTCGGTAAGCTGCCTCTGCCAAGCCCCAATGCTGGGCGCCCACTTGAAGGCTCTCCCTTTGAGCAGGGCGATTTCATCTGGAGCGGGCTTTCCAGGGAAGAATATCTGGATCCGATCCATCTCGGTGTTTTCGACGACGCGGACGCCATCGACCTCGACCGACTTGAAGGCGCCCGAGTTTCCATCGCTGGCCGCTAGTTTCGCTTGCGCGATACGGTTCTGGCGGCGCAGCCACGCCCCGGCACCTTTGACGTGCTGACTTAGCTCGTCATACCGCCGCATCTCGGTCGCGAGCAGCTTACGGTTCCGTTCGACCGGGAAGTTCGCGGGACCGGTGATCATCGGGTTGGCGGTGCGTGCGCCGGCCGCTTCGTATGCCGCCCACTTGTCGAGATAGCGTTCAATCCAGCTATCCGCCTGTTCCGGCGTAGCGCCATCGGCGCTCAATTCCGCAAGGACATCGTTGATTTCTCGCTCGGCATCCGCAAGGCTCTGCTCGGCCCGGACGCGCGGCGAATGCGAGCGCCAATTCCAGTTAACCGCGAAAGCTTCAACGGAGCCCCCTACACGCGCCAAGAGGCGTTCTCGGAGCGGTGTGCGCTGCGCGCTCACAGCCCGGCGCCCTTCGCGATGCGAAAGCCCCGTGTCTGCTCGTAAGCCATGACATCGCGGGCGATCTGGGCGTTATGGCGATCCCATCCGTCGCGGCTGATGCAGCCCTTGGGATAGAGATCGCTGGCGCGCTCCTCATTGCCGTTGGCAAGCTCCCAAGCGGCTGCGGCTAGGAACAGGTCGGCTTCCCGATCCGCCAAGCCGAACTCTGTAATCAGCAGTTGCAGCACCTTGTGGCGGGCGATGTCCGGCAGGGCGCGGAAGTCCGCGAGCATCTTGGGCTCGGTCGGAGCAGTGATCTTGGCAGGAGCGTTCATGACGCCGTCCCATGCTTGAGGTTGGCCCGAGCCTTACGAAGCGAGCTAAGCTTACAAACCTTGCAAAGAATGCTTTGCGCGCCCGGAACAGCATGCGGGGTACAGGTTTCGAACGACCTGCGGTGCCCAGCCCGGCAATGAGTTTTGATCCGACCACCGAGCCGATTGAATGCCGGCAAGCCAGCTTCAATTTTCGCAATTGCATCCCTAAACCACAGTGGTCCAGAGGTAGGGCCGTATTTTCGCGGCTGCCTCCCTTTTGCGATCATGTCTGCAGTATTGGCAGCGGGAGTGCCGAGCCAAAGATGCGAGGGGTTAACGCAATGGCGTACGTCGCAGGAGTGGCAGACAACCATTCCTTCCGGGATATTTCTGCCGTTAGCGAGGGCCCAAGAGAGCCGATGAGCGCGAATATGGCGCTGGTTTATAGGAAATCGTCCATAACCGTCTTTGGTAAGGCAGCCGCGCCATAGCCAGCATTCGGTCGGCTTAGTCGCGTCGAACTTGCTAAAGAACCTCTCTTGAGACTTTTGGTCTATCATGGGGATCCTCGCTGTTGCGGGGCCTTGCGACAGGGGAGCCGCAAGGCGGGCGGAGGGTGGGTTTCAGTCGGAAGCGCGCTGCCAGCCTTCGGGCGATGGCTGGCGCTGGCGCTGAATCAGGTAGGCGCCGGGCTGGATCTCCTGTGGCGCATGGGTGTGGTGATCGCGAAGATGTTCCAGCGTCGCCGGATTGTTCTCGATCAGGAGGAAGTCGCGAAACATGTCCATGCCGCGAAACATCTTCACGTCGGGACGCTCCATCACGATATGATGATGGCCGGTTTCCGAGTGCGTGACGATCAACTTGCCAGCTTCAGCCTCAACTGGCTGGGCCAGAGCTTCGGCGGGGATGGCAACGATAGGGATCAGGTACACATCCCCCTGAGCGTGACTCTTGCGCGAGGTGTCGAAATCGAACTTCATGTCAGGTCCTTTCGTGGCAGTTGCGGAGGATCGATGCGGGGATACCGCCGTGCAGCTCAGACTGAGCCTCATCGACTGTGGCGACGGAGTTGGGGACAAGCAGCGCGAACCGGCGGCCCGTACCGCACATCGCATCAAGCATGCGCTGTGGTCCGTTATCGGGCAGGTTGACCTCTACGAGCTTACCCCAGGCTGGGTCGCCGCTGTCGTCGAGCGTGACCGCACCCACCTCATCGAGGATATGGTGCCATCCGATGATCTCGCAGGCGGCTGCGCGCTGGTCGAGATTTTCCCAGGTCAGGGCCTCGGCCGGTGTCGGCGGTCTATCGGTCACCCACGCGGCGGGTATCGACTGTCCATGCCATGTGTGAAGTGCATAGCCGTCCGCCCATTCAACGGACGGACCCGTCTCGCCGTGAAGTAGTCTGCTGTCATCCCAACGAACCCTGATCGGCTTTTCCGAGGCAATGACGATACCTTCGAACGGCCACCAGTATCCGCACTGTGAGGAAATGCCCTCCATGATGTCGAGGCGCCGAGCACTATCCTCGTCATATCGAGCCCCAATCTTCTGGCCGAACCGGCAGGACGCCAGCCAATAGAGGTCGAGGGCCCCCCAGAGGTAGCCGCCTTCCCATAGACCCTCATTGCAGAGCTGGCTGTAGAGCTGGCTGCCGAGCTGGCTGTAGAGCTGGCTGCGGAGCTGGCTGTAGAGCTGGCTGTAGAGCTGGCTGTCGAGCTGGCTGCCGAGCTGGCTGCGGAGCTGGCTGTAGAGCTGGCTGCCGAGCTGGCTGTAGAGCTGGCTGTCGAGCTGGCTGCCGAGCTGGCTGTAGAGCTGGCTGTAGAGCTGGCTGTCGAGCTGGCTGCCGAGCTGGCTGTAGAGCTGGCTGCGGAGCTGGCTGTAGAGCTGGCTGCGGAGCTGGCTGTAGAGCTGGCTGTAGAGCTGGCTGTCGAGCTGGCTGCCGAGCTGGCTGTAGAGCTGGCTGCGGAGCTGGCTGTAGAGCTGGCTCAACCCCTTCTCGCCCATCTTGAATATCTTAATCGCCAGCATGCAAGCAGCAGGGCTATCGAAGATGAACAGCGCGGGTGCAGGCTTACCGATTAACGCATAGGCATCGTTCAGATGGCCTTGAAGCTTCTCGCGATTAATCCGCAAACCGCCGCATGCTATGTCCAGATATTTCTGCCTGAATGCGGGAAGCTCGGCCTCCTGTTCCGGCGTGAGCTTCATGATCTTCGCCATTATTCTTGATCCTTCGTGAGAGCCGGGTAGCCGCAAGGCGGGCGGAGGGTGGGTTAGGCGGTCGCGAGACCGTCCTTGGTCATCGCGTCGACAAGAGGCTCATCACGCCAATAGGCTTTGAAGCGATCGAGGAAGAATTCGCGCTTGGCCGCGATCTCGGCGAGCGTATTGCGCGCCTTCTGCTCTTCACGGTCGAACCATCCCAACACCTCCTTCTTGGAGACGCTGAAGTCATCGTCGATGCTGGCGACGATCTCGACCTTTTCGGTCTTGGCGTTGTAACTGATGGTCTTCAGCCCAACATCATTGTATTCCGCCTTCACATAGGCGACTATGATCGTCGGAAGTTCCTTGAAGGGCTCGAACCCGACGATGATGCCGGGATAAACCTGAGCGCCGCTGTACCCAGTGCTGTCGAGAACCTTGACGCGGCTACCGACCTGAAGCTCCTCGATCCGGCGCGCGGTGCGCAGGTCAACTTCGAGCTTCACGCCATTCACTTCGATAATCTGCTTGGTATCCATCTCATCCTCCATTTCGGCCCGACGCTCATCCGAGGGGGCATGGAGAGCGTCGGGCCATTGCTCCAAGCGGTCTGGGGGAGAGCGCTTGTTCACCGTCTCGCGTGCCGGGGCAGGTCAGGTGATGGAGGTTGTATGGATCAGATATTTCTTATCGTCAACATTAAAATCAGAAAAATCTGATGTTCTTGATTCGCGCGCTGATAATGCCGTGGAAGCGGCTTCAGGGATTGGCCGCTCGCCAGATGCTGGAAGCAGCCTCTTCAATGAGCGTGCGGAGCTGAGCGACTTTAGGGATTATATCTGTGCCAGCGAATGGCCCATCTCCGAAGGTAAGAGCAAACTTTACCCGCACGGGAATGTCCGTTTCGATTGCGCCAGATTGGGCTGTGGGATGCGATGGGGGAAGGGGGACGCTAAAGATATAATTATCCTCACCGCCATCGCCGCCAGCGAAGCGGACTATGCCAGGTCCGGTAATGATCAAGCCAGCTTCGGGGGCGATAAAGTTGAAAAGTTGCGCCGGAATATCTACGCCCCTAGCTGTGATGAGCAGGACCCGATGCTTATCTTCAACGTCAATGGCATCGAGTTCATAGATGCCGTAGCGGCCGCCGGGCTCAGGTTCACAAGCTTCAACAGCACTACCGACCTCCTTCGTGGTCAGCTTTATGAGGCGACGCCCCAACACACTCTCTTTGATTTCTGGCCTGTAGATCGGGAACTGAATATTATCGCGCCTGTGGGTATGTCGACTGATAATGGCGAAATAGGTGTGGTCTAATACGCAACGGAGATTGTGTAGGGCGTCGCCCAAGGTGAGCGGGATGATATCTGGCGTGGGCTTCTCCTGCTTAATCGAAATCGTCAGGTCGCCAGTATCTGGATCGAAGCGGCGGATCAACTTGAACGGGCGTTCGTCAAGAAATGCATCGACTAGCCCAACAAGATCGCTGATATGCTGGTCGGCACGGCGTAACTTGAGTAACGCGCTTGGAGGAAGCGCAACACTTCCATCTTCTGACGCTGCGTTGCTCATGTGATTCCCCCTCGCCCCAAATGCTACCGCTTGGTCAGGTAGAGTCGAGTCTGACACAGAATGATGCGAGTTCGCCCGTGATGTTGCTTTGCCTCGCCATCGCCCTCCACGACGTTGACGGCCCCATCCACTGCGCAGACGGCACGAAGCTCCGCCTGCAAGGCATTGGGGCATTGGAGATGGATGGGACGTGTCGGCCAAACCAGCCCTGCGCGCCCGGTGATCCGATCGAGCAACGGCGGCGGATGGCAGGGGCCATGGGGGCTACGATCGCGCGGGAAACACGCTCACCGAATGGAGGGCAGATCTATTTCGCCGAGCCCGTGCGGCTGACCTATGAGCCGATACGCAAAAGCTACACGCGCGTCACGGCCTGGGCGACGCTACCAGACGGCCGCGACCTGTCGTGCTTGGCGATCCGGGCCGGCGTCGCGGTGCGATGGGAGAAATTCGATCGGGGAGGGCGGTTGAGGGGGTGTTAGGGCCTTGCGCTATTTGCCCTTGGCGAAAATGCCTATCAATGTCGCTCCAGCGCTCCCTGCCGCTACGGCGACCAATAGCCATTTCATCACGATGATTGGAGTCTCATCGGTATCGGGTAGGAAACGGTATACGAGCGCGGCGGCGACCAAGCCGCCCACGCCTCGCCAAAAAAGCTTGGATGAGTTCTTTATCGCCTTTTTGATGAATTTGGTATTGGCGTCACTCGCCATCATCGCGTGCCAGGTCAGACGCCGAGCTGGCGAAGTATATGCAAATGAGCAGCAAAACGAGCCCGGCGGTCTTGGATATTTCCGATATGCGCGGCACAAACGAGAGGCCGGCGGCGATCAGCGCTAGGACGAAAAAGGCTGCGCTCAGCGTTGCAGCTAAGCAGAGAGCCCTATCCTCCCGAGCATTCGTCACTTCGATCCTCATATCCTGTGGAGTCGCGAGCCGCTGATCCGTCTGCCCCTTATATACGTATGCAGACGCCAAATTTACAGAGACGGTTGAGAGCCCGGCGAATGGTATTCTCCCGAAATGGGCATTTGCCGACTTGGGCGTGTTCGATGCTCGGGCCGGCGCTTGGAAGCCAGCACGCGAGAGCAGAATGCTCTCATTCAGCATTTTCGACATTCTTTCTGGCTAGGTTTTCATGAAACTCGATAACGCTACGCGCCAAGCCCACTAATTGCTCAGTGGGATAAGCCAGCACCAAGACAGGCACGATCGCCGTCTGGGTTGCCCCAGGCGTGTGGTCGAAAATCTGCTGCACGAAAGTCAACCGATGGACCCCATTTGCGGATGCATGCCCGAGTATACCGTCCGCATAAATGGTCGGGACATCACGGTGGCGATAACGCGCCATGGTGTCCGCATAAAAATCTTCCGCAGCCGCGTCATCGTCCATGAAAATCTCCGGGCGAGAACCTACCAAACACCCCGCCAGAGTCGAGTCATAACGCATCCAATTCGACTTACTCCCCACCCTCAGTCCTAGGGGATAGGGTCAGCGGTGCATCGTCTCGATATGCTCGTTGTATTTTCCAGCGAAGCGGTCGACGGACGTGGCTATCAGCTTATGCTCCTTGTCGTTCTCGCTCGCCCGCATTTCGAGTAGCTTCACGCGGTTCTCAAGGTCCGTGACTCGCGTTGAAAGGCCGCCCTCCGTTTCAGCTTGTCGGATGGCTTGGGCCGACGCCACGGTTTCAGATATCTCATAAACTTGGTCGCGCTGGACCTTGTTCAACTTGAGCCCGTCGCATCCGGCCAATGTCAGGACACCCAACAGCAAGCCCGCCCGCCGCATTTGCGCCCCATTTTTCAAGGTTTGACGCACTCATAGCGCATCTGGCCGGTCCATTCGTCGTTGTTCGTTATCCGAGCTCGCTTCCCGTATTTCTGGCATTCGGCATCTGCGAGGGCGAGGCCGGCGTTTTCTCGATGCCCTACCTTAAGATCGATGATCCCGCCCAGCTCGTTATTTGCCTTGATCGTTGGCGCACACCCGCCGAGCATTAATAGACCCACAAGGAACATGCCGCGCATAAATCCCTCCCCCTTTAACCCCAGGATTGATCATCGCGACGCTACGCGCTTGATCGGCTTGCATTCCGAGAAATGGGAATTGCTCCCAGGCACCAACACTTGCCGGACGATCCGTAGGCCATAGGATTCCATGTCCGCCTGGATCTTGGCCTGCGTGAAATAGCGATAGTGGGCGTGGTCCAGCGGCCGGCCGGCCGCCAGGTCGCGCTTGCGGTTCCACATTCGTCGCAGCAGGACAGCATATTCGATCTGCGGTACGAGCACCCGCAGCGCTCGCTTCAGGCCGCGCGAATGGTTGAGGATATTGCCGAACGTCTTTTGCTCGGCAAGGATATGCGGGTCGTAGAGACCATTCCAGAAATAGAGGCTACCACCGGGCCGAAGGACGCGTAGGACCTCATTGATTGCGACTTCCGGCTTCTCGATATGATCGAGCGATGTCGCGAAGATCGCGGCCCCGATGCTGCCATCCTTAAGTGGAATATCCTCCGCGACGGAGCCAACCAGGCACGGATAGTCGCGCTCGACGATCACCTCCAGCGGCTCCATGCCGATGTAGCTGCGCAGCCCCATGTCGCTCACATAGGAGGGCAGTTCTCGAAACAGGCCGCAGCCCACGTCGAGCACCGGATATTGCTTGTCGAGCGTAGTGGCGATGAAGCCACCGAACAGCATCGAGATGGTCCGGTCCGCCTCATAGCTTTCACTCTCGTATCGAGAGATCGAGCCTTCCTGCTGGGTCTTCCATTGAGCCGATAGACCGCTGCCGGTGGGCAGTACGATATTGGAGCCCGCGATCTCTTTGGGTTGGCGATCGAGCAGGCTTATGGCCGTCTGGAACATACGCTATCCACCCTGACTACACACTCGCTGTCGCCACCGTCCTTCGAGTCGTCAAATGATTTCATGTCCAAAACGGTCGCGGGAGATCAATCTCGCTCGCGAGCCATGGGCCACGCCGCCAAGTAGCCGAGAGCGGTCGCGGCCACAAATAGTACCATTGGCAACACATCGCCCGACCCGTGGCCCGGTCGCTGAAGCGCCCACAGAAAGCAGCCGACAGCTCCAAAACCGAAGATGACGCGCTGAAGAATCGTCGGCGCCCAGATCATCCCACCCACCCCGTTTTAATGGCCGTTGCGATGCCGGAAATCGGTCGAATTCGGACCTTTAACCTTTGGGTAAGCTTTCCTAACGAAGCTGGCCCATTCGCACCCGATAGGAAAATTATAGGAAAAACAATCTCGACTCAGGGAGCCCGTTATGAGAACAAACATGGAACGGAGGGTCGAGTCGATGGCTAAGGAGCTACTGCTGCGCGAGCCTGCGTGCGAGGTTGGATGTGTCACTTGTTCGCTTGAATGCGCGGTTCTGCCGGAGCGCCTTCAGTGGTGGCGGTCGGAGTTGGAGCGGGCGTATCGGGAGCGGAGCCTATATCCTCATCGTCATCGTCAATTATCCCGTGAGATCGAAATCGCTCTAGCCGCTTCAGAAGACCTTGGGCGACGTATCGCGGCATCTCCGCGCGCGTCGCAATGGCGGGAATCTCTCCCATTGCCCGATCGATCATTGAGGCGAGCTGCTCTGCATTAGGCCAAAATGGTCTACCCACCCCCTCCATAAGCTCGGCCAGTGTGACACCTGCGACACTGGCAAGGCGGTCCGCCTTGAACAATCCTGGTTCTTTGCCCTCACGCAGGTTCTGCAAATAATTGCTGTTCACCTTGGCAAGCTTGCAGTGTTCCGAGTCCTTCAGGTCGTCAGGACGTATTTCATCTAAGCGCGCCATGAAACGCAGAACTTGCGGCCGCACATCGGGTTTCTGGAACTTCGCCATGTGAGAAATATCCCACGGCAGGCGCGCGAGAGCCAATTCAGATATATCTGATCTAATGGTTGCCATGTAATCAGAAATATCTTATCAATCTGGTCATGCTTATGACCGACGCCGAGCTTTTGCAGGCAATCGACGCCTTCATCGCCGATACCAACATCAAGCCCACGCGCTTAGGGTTGGACGCGCTAGGTGATGGCAACCTCGTCAGCAATCTCCGCAATGGACGTTCGCTGACGCTCAGGAATGCCGAGCGGCTGATGCGTTTTATGGCGGAGTACCAACGCGCGCCGCAGGCAGCCGCATGACCGTGCTCCCCATCATCTGGACCGAAGCCGACCGTCTCGCAGCGGCGGGATGCGCGATCATCCTTTACCCGATCGCCCTGTGGTTCGCAGCCATGTGGATGCTGACCCGCGCCGACGAACTCGATCCCGAAGATCACGACGGTCTTTCAGATGAACAGCGTGAAGCGCTGCGGATCATCAGGGAGCAGGGGGAATGATCGCGGCTCTCTACGTCGAAACCGGCGGCTGCTATTTCGGGCTGCCTGATGTGGACCCGTGGGATGAAGCGCGGGATGCCCGGCAGTACACCGGCCCGCATCCGGTCGTGGCGCACCCGCCTTGCCAGCGCTGGGGCAAGATGTGGTTTGGTCAGCCGCTGACCGTCAAGAAGACCGGCATCCGGAAGATCAAGGGCGACGATGGCGGCTGCTTCAAGGCTGCGCTTGAAGCCGTCCGGAAATGGGGTGGCATCCTTGAGCATCCCGACCAAAGCCATGCATGGGCGCATTTCGGGCTGAACCGGCCTCCTCGTGAGGGTGGCTGGATCGCCGCCGACTTTCATGGCGGGTGGACCTGCTGTGTCGAACAGGGGCGCTACGGCCATTACGCCCGCAAGCCGACCTGGCTCTACGCGGTCGGTTGCGAGCTGCCCGAACTGGATTGGGGTATCGGGGAACCGCGCCTCGATCCGGCGATCATTGCGCGCATGGGCCTCGCCCGTGCCAAGCGTCTGGGAGAAGTTGGAGGGCGCGGGGGCGGCACTGACAGCAGCCCACGCATCGGAACGCCACCCGCCTTCCGCGATCTGCTCCTGACTATCGCGCGGACGGCTCATGGAAGCGCCTCCCGGAGTGAGGCCGCATGAGTGCTCTTCCCACCGCCGCAGCCGCCATCTGGCCCTATCCGCACAGCACGGTCGCCGAGATCGATGCTGCCGGTGAATGGGACCCGGGTCGCGACACCCCGCACCACCAACCAGCACCCCGGCGAGATGACGACGGCGGTGAAGGCGCTGCTGTGGGCGGTTCGGTCCATAATGGAGACAAGCTCTAATGACGCAACGCACAAAAGTCTGTCAGCGCGAGCCGATCCAGAAGGACAAGTTTCAGCGCGCCCTTGCTGCGGCTTGGGGGCGGGTATGGCCTGCTGTCGGCAAAGGCACGATGGCCGCTGCCATGGGGCTGGACAGCACCAAGACGATCGATCGTGCAGTGACGGCGAGCAATCTCCCCGAGGCGCACACGATCTTCAACAGCCTCTTCGCCGACCCGACCGCGCTCTACGAGGTTGCGGCGCTCTACGGCTTCAAGATGGTCCCGATGACTGTCGAGGCCGCGAACGACCTCAGCACGGCCGCTGGGACGATCGACGCCATGGCCGCGCTGATCCGCAGCCAGGACGACAGCCACCGCGATCACAACGAGACGCTCGCGATTGCCGCGCTGCTGCGGCCGCATCTCGGGGCGCTGAACGCCATTGTTCGCCAAGCAGATGAACTGCGCGGCGCCGCCTAACCAACAGGAGGAATACCCATGTACCATGAATTCCTTTTCGCGCTCGCCGGGGCATCCGCCGCCGGGATCGGTATCCAGCTTCTCGCGCTCAATCCGGCTCGCCGCAGGATCGCGACGCTGGAGGCGCGCATTGCCCTGACCGAGAAGCGCGGCGACCGCTGGTTTCGTGATTACCAGATCGCCATCGCACAGCGCGATGCACTTCGGGCGCAGAACGAAGAGCTTCGAGCTTTCAAGGCTCGCCGCAACATGTCTCGGCGCCAGCGCGAGGCGATTGCAGCATGACGCGCTTCCTCACCCGCCTCGCCGCCAAGCCCCTGTCCCGCAAGGCCCGACAGCAGCGCAAGGCTATCCGTAAAACCACGAGCGCCATGCGGGCTCATCTGATCAAGGTGGGGAAGCTCCATGGATAAGTTCATGCAATCGCTCGTCGATGCGCCACTTGCGAACCCGCTGCGCCTGAACCTTGTCGAAGTTGAGGGCGCGCCCAAGAAGCGCAGCCCATCCAAGCGAACGCTCCAGATGTTCCAGGCTCCCGCGCCGATCGTGAAGAATGCGCGCGAATACAAGGAGCGCCAGTTCAACGCCAAGATCAAGACGATGCTCGATTATTACGCGACCACCAAGGTCCCGTTCAATCGCATCGCCGAGCACATGAACCTTTCGGTTGAGCAAGTCACCGAGAGCATGAGCTTTCGTGGGAGGAAAGCATGAAATATGTGGGAACCGTGAAGCTGACTGCCCGCGTGTCGATCGCGGAAATCCGCAACGCGCTGGCAAAACGCGATTTAGAAGACATCTCGACACTCAGCGAAGATGACACTCTGAGCATATTTGAGGTCGCGGTCGACCAAGGCGACATCAACGATGCCTGCGGGCTCTGTGAGGGCGAGGGTATTCCTGATGTCGAGCCCGTCGTCGACCATAATCTGATCGGCGACTTCATCGCAGCGCTTCAGGCCGGCGACATGCTGACCGCTCGCGGGCTCGTCTACCGGGTTTTCGACGACACTTCGGATGCTCGTGCCGCTGACAGCGCGCTGTGCCGCTGCGCCACCTAACCCCATTCGCCGGGGTGTTGGGCGGCACCCCGATAACGAGAGAACGGCTATGGTAAGTTTCAACTACGAAGCTCCGCGTAACCTGCAAGGGCGTCCCAAGTTGCTGGAGATGCGCCGGCATCCCGACGTTTGCACCAGCGCCGAGTGCGCGGCTACCAAGACGCATCTCTACTGCCGGCGCTGCATCCTTGATGCAAAAGCGCGCCTCGCGCCCGGCATGAACAATCGCGAGATCGAGGAGCGCTATACCGCGATCGGGCGCACCCGCGCTTTGACCGAGCTGGAAAGCGTCGTGCTGGAAGAAGCTGTGCGCGCTCAGGAAAACAGCCGGAAGAGGGTCGCATGACCGGCTATCTCTTCCACGTCGATCCACGCGCTAACGCAGAGCAGGGCGATGAACTTGCCATCCAGGTGCGCATGCGCACGACGCTGCTCAAGATCGCGCCGAAGCTCCGCTTTGTGGCGACTCCCAACGGTGCGCGCCGCACCATGTGGGAGGCTCGTAAGAGCAAGGCTGAGGGACTGGCGGCAGGCTTCCCCGACGCGACAATCCTCTGGCCCGGCGGCATCGCGTTCGTGGAGATCAAGGCGCGCAACGGCTCCCTGTCCGTCGACCAGATCAACTGGCTCAACTGGCTGACACAAGCCGGCTTCAACTGCGGCGTGTTCAACAACAGCGCGTCGCTGTTCGCCAAGCTGCGGGAATGGGGTGCGCCTGTGCCCGCCATGAAGGTGGCGGCATGACCTACCAGTCGCCCATGGACGACCTGTTCGCCGAATATGGCAACAAGGCCATTCCCGCGCCGCAGATGCGTGCGCAGCTCCGTAAGGACGTCAAGTCCGCGTTCGAAGAGCGGATGGAGGAAAAGCAACGGCTGTCGGCGCGCTATCGCAAGTGGAAGACCAGTGAAGCGCGCGCAACGCTGGCCAGCGAGCCACGTCTGCGGGCGTTCAATCGTTATCTTCGCAAGATCGAGCCGCAGGACGGCGATGAACTGATCGGAGCTATCGCGGAAAGCTGGTTGCCGGAGAGCCGCCAGGATGTTCGCATCTACGCGCTGCGCATGGTCGATCGCCACTGCAACCGGCTCAATCTGCGCCTCGGCAACGAAATCCTGGACGATCCACTGCCGCCGGAAACCAACGTCTATTTTCGTGCCCGCGCTCTCCTGCATGCGGGAGGCAGGGCATGACCGATCCGTTCGCCGCTTATGGCAGGAAGGCCACCAGTACGGCGCCCGATCGCCTAGTCGGTGTCACGAAAACCCGAGCGGCCGCGCGCCTCCGCTACGCCGAGATCATCAGCGAACTTGGCGCCTGTGAGGATGTCAACATGCTGGAGGCTTATGTCACCAGCATTGCGGCCGACATCGCGCAATTCAAGGCCGAACTCCCTCTTTTTTGGGACGGGGAAGACGACTTCCTCGGTCTCGAGCGTGAGATTCAAGCCGCACAGGAGCGGCTTGAACATCAGGACCGGCCAGCGCCGGCCTTTCAGTAGAAGGAAGCAAGAAGATGAATGCACTTACGAATGTCGAACAGGGCGGCGCGATCGCCGTGCAGGGGGGATATGATCCCTTTGCAGCCTATGGCGCGGAAGCCGCCAATGGCGGCACCTTCCTGAAGTTCTCCAAGGGCGAATGGCTGCTCGGGCAGGACAATCAGGATGTCGAACTCGGTCGCCTGCTCGTCGCCAATATGAACGAGCTTTCGATCGGGTGGATTCGCTGGGAGGATGGTAAGCCGGCCGAGCGCCGGATGAACCTGCTTACCTCCGGTATCCGACCCGATAGCCGCGCAGAACTCGGTTACACCGACCAGACGCTCTGGGACACCGACGCGGACGGCAAGCCGGTCGACCCGTGGAACTTCACCAATGAACTTCCGCTCGCGGATCCCGAGACCGGTGAGCAGATGACGTTCTCGGCGTCGTCGAAGGGTGGCATCGGCTGCATCGGCAACCTGTGCAAGGCATATGCCGCCCAGCGGGGCCAGCACCCTGGCCTGTTTCCGGTCCTGGAACTGGCCCGGAACAGCTACATGCACCCGGTCTACAAGAAGACCTACGTGCCCGTGCTCAACATCGTCGATTGGGTCGAGAATGGCAGCGTGCCACCTCCGGTCGGAGCCGTCGAAGAGGATGATACCCTTTCAGCAAGTGCCACTGTGACGGAGACGCCGGCCGCCACGAAGGCAGCCGGCGCGAAGACCCGCTTTTAATTGAGACTTCCGGTCCCGGTGGCGCTGCAACGCTGCCGGGACCACTCCACACCAGCCTACGGGGGCATGATGCGAAACAGGGATTACACCGCAACGGCTGACTTTCTGAAGGGCTTCTTCGCCGAGACCCTTCACAAGGTCGAGCTGCGCGCGTGCCCGAACGTCAAGGGACTGGCCGGTGCCAAGTCGGTGATGACCGATACCGACCTCCAGCGCGTGTCCTTCTGCATCGAGAAGGACGTCGACGGGATCGGCGTGTATTTCGGTGTCTGCACGCGGCAGGAGGGCGCCACCAGCGGCAATCTCGATACGGTTGCCGAATGCCCCGCGCTTTGGGTCGATATCGACTGTGCGAAGCAGGGCATCTCCGGTGACGATGCCTTGGCCGCGCTCAATTTCCTGCCACATCCCCCATCGCTGATCGTCAATTCAGGCGGTGGCCTCCATGCCTATTGGTTGCTCGAACAACCTGTCGACGTTTCGCCGGGCCAGCATACCCGTGAGGTCGTAACCGCATGTCTGCGCCAGCTTGCCATGGTGCTGGCAGGCGACCTCCAATGCGCCGAACTCGCCCGCATCCTGCGCCTGCCAGGCACGATGAACAGTAAGAGCGCTACCAAGCTGCTCTATGATGGACAGCCCGCCCTGTGCGAGGTGATCGAGAACAGCGGCCGCGTCCATGACTTCGACACGCTGCGCCTATGGCTGGGCACGCAGCGCGCCGTCCTGCATGGTCGCATCGAAGCGCCGCGGCCTGTCGTCGAGACCGACCCATTCGTTCGCTACGCACGCGAGGTCGGCTACGAGCCTGCAATCGATGTCGAAGCTGAACTGGCAGGGATCGTCCCAGGCCATCATCGCAACGGCATCCATCCGACACAACTTCGCGTATCGATGAGTCTCCTCGCGCGCGGCTATGACGATGACGAGATCGTCGAGATGCTGCTGAAGGCGACTGCTCATCACGCGCCGGCCAATGATCGATGGGACTGGAGCGCGGAGGAAAAGGCGCTCCGCAACATGATTTCCTCTGGCCGCAAAAAGGTCGAGGAGCGGCAGAAATCAGCACCCCAAAGGGTGATTCCCTCCACCAGCGGCAATGCTGCGCTGAAGCTCGTTCATGATGCGGATGCGGATGACGAGGAAGAGCCGTCTCCCAAGGGTACCGTCAAGGAAAGTAAGTCGGCCACTGTCGCGGTGGGGAAGGCCGCGATCGGAGTGTGGAAAGAGCGATACGGGCCGGTGATGCATACCCAGGGGACCACCTATTGCTATGAAGGCGGCATCTGGGAGGTCTGGAACGACACGCTTCACCAGCGCTTGCGGGCGATTATTCAAGAAGCCTGCGCGGCGCTGGGTCTCGAACCAAAGACGGCGCTGCTCAATGCTGCCAAGGCCTATTTCATGGACAGGCCGGAACTCACTCATAACGAGGTGACGTTCGACGCGCACGGCCTGCTCATCGCAGAGGATGGCTGTCTCGACCTCAACACGCTCGAGATCATCGACCATAGCCCGAAGCACTATGCTCTATTCAAGGTGTCGGCCAACGTCCGGGGCTCGCGCGAATGTCCGGCATGGCTCGACTTCCTTCAGGGCGCATTCGCCGACCGGGGCTGCTCCGCAGAGATCATCTCGACAATCCAGGAATGGTACGGCGTCTCGATCGCGGTCACGCGCAGTCGACCGCTGCTTAAAGGCATGCTGGTCCATGGGCCATCGCGCAGCGGCAAGACACAGGTATCCAAGGTGCTGCGTGGCCTCCTTGGCCCCAAGCATATCTGCAACGCACTGATGCGCGATCTTGAGGGCCGGTTCGGCAAGGAGCCGCTCATCGGCAAGCGCGGGTGGATCGCTGACGACGCGATTGGCCCGAAGGAATATCTCGATGCCGAGACCTATAAGGTCGTCGTGACCGGCGAGGACACCTCGGCGCAGATGAAGGGCGGTAAGAACTGGGAAGGTCGCTTCGGCTTTCCGGTCATGCTGACCGCCAACAATCTACCGCGCGTCAACGACAAGTCGGACGCCACATATAACCGAAGCCTTATATTGCCGATGACGGTCGTGCGTCCGGAAACCGCTCCCGAGCCCGAGGGCTACGAAAGCCTCGCCGACAAGGTGATAGCCGAGGAGCTTACCGGCGTCCTTTGGTGGGCTGTGGAAGGCAGGCGGCGTGTCATGGCGCGTGGTCGGTTCGATCCGCCGGCACCTATGACGGATGCCAAGCGAAGCTTCCAGGACAGCAATGACCCGATTGGGACTTGGATACGCGAATGCGTCGAGCTGTCGGATGATACTAAAGTCGCTCGAAAAGATCTCGCAGCCAGCTTCAATGGCTGGTGGGCATTGGAGAGTGAAGATGGGAAGGATTTCTCATCAAATTCCATCACGCGAGAGATCCTTTCCCGCTTCCCGACAATAGATGAATGCAAATCACACGGCGAGCGAATGTTCGGCGGGATACGACTCAATGAGGAAGGTCTATTCGCTTGGGATCACCGCGTGGGATCGGCAGCGGGATTCGACAAGAAGGTCGGCTTCTCCCTTGTGAAAGAGGAGGTCAATCGGTATTATGACATGCGTCCTGCTTACAGGAATGTGATCAATTCTTCTTCTGATGAAGAAAAAGTGCCCCCGGTATCTGCCCCACCAACCGGCAGAGACCTCGCTAAAACAAGGTTTTAGCCGAAATGTCCGGGGCACTTTATGGGGCACATTTGGGGCACTTCGCCACCTCAGGGGGTCACTTTTTTCTGAGCGCGGGGCACTTTTGTGCCCCCATCCGCAGATGTGCCCCCAAATGTGCCCCCACAAATAATCCTTTGATTTCAATGGTGAAGGTGTCGGTCAGGGGCACTGGGGCACTTTTTTATAAAACTTTATATGGTGTAGGAAAAAGGAAAATGGAGAGAGATATAGGGGTATACGCGCGCGCGAGTGCCCTGCCATCCCGTCGCCATGCGTCGGAGGGCGGTTGCCATGCCAACTGAAGCCGCCTGCGCCGCCGCCCTCGAACTCGTCGCGCCCGCCGAGCAAGCCTATCATTCCCGGTGGCGGCTATCCTCGCTCAAGCGGGTGGATGCCGATCTCCATGAGGCCCTCACCGAGCAGATCGAGCTCTATCACGCCGCCTTCACGATCGGCGCGTCTGACGAACTGCGCGTGCAGTCTGAGGCCATGGTTCGTGGCTGGGCTGCTGCCTGCAAAGCCATGGAAGCCGCTCAGGCGCCAGAGGATGCCTATCTGATGGGCATGGACGATGCGTCCGGCATCCAGGTCGTCATAGCCGAGCATAAGGGGTCCAGAGACGCTCTTGCAGCCCGCTATGGCGAACCGCTGGTGCTGCTGACCCCCAATGAGGTCGCAACGCTTCTCGCGACCGTGGAGATCGTCAGGCAGGCCAAGCAGCATTTCCCGGACGCAGAGCTCATGCCCGCCGCCAAGGTCGAGAAGGGAGAGAGGATATGAGTGATTTTGCAGTCGGCGACCGCGTTACGCTGAACTTCTGCCCATCGTGGAATCTGCCTTACCGCAAGTTTGCGAAGGAGGGGCGTCTCGCGACGATTGAGAACATTCGGCCTGATCTCCTTCATGATCCGATCAAGATCATTTTTGACGTGAAGCGACGTGGCGCAAAGCCGGTGGATGCTTGGGTTTCCGCACGTGACCTTACCCCTGCTTTAGCTGCCACCCCAGCCATCAAGGGAGAGGAGTGATGAAACGGAAGTTGGCCTTCGCGTTGATCTGGCTTGTGGCCGTGAACCTGTTCTTGGTCGCTGCCTACGCATTCACGGTTTGGGAAATGCCGCCCAGCATCGATCGGTGGCCTCCGTTCAATCGCCTGCTCTTGCTCACCTTCAATACATGGGTCGTGTGCATGGTGATGACCTACCCGTCCTTTAGGAAAGCCCCATGACCGACACCCTGACAGCCTGCGCTCGGGCGATGGAAGAGCGAGCCGTGTCGTGGTCACGTGACTATCCCGGCTTGGCCCTCCCCGAAGAGTGCCCATACGACATTCTGGCCCGCGCCTGCCTCACCGCGCTCGCCGAGAATGTGAGCCGAGAGATGCGCCAATCCGGTTGGGATGAGACGCCCTGCAATTGGTCGGGCACTGCTGACGACCTCGATCCGATCTTCACCGCCATGATCCGCGCTGCCGTGGGAGAGAAGTAATGGGCGATCCTGATTTCCGACAGAGCGCCGAAGCCGAGCGCGCCGCGATCGTGGCTTGGTTGGAGCAACGAGCTGAGGCCGCACTCAACCGCGCGCCTGATCCCGAACAGCCGGGGACAGAGCATCTGAGCAACGCCTGGAGCGCCGGCGCATACAATGCGCTGTACCTCGCGGCAGCCAAAATCTCGCGCGGGGATCATCTCAAGGAGAAGCAGGGATGAGCGAGGGTCAAGCGGACGCGCTCGACCGTATCGTCAAGGCATTCGAGAAGCGGTTGAACATTTATCGTGCCAAGCACGCAGCTGCCAATCCTCTCGGCGAGGATATCTATAACCGCTTCGACACGATCCAATATGTGATCGAGGCGATCGAGCTTCTCGCGTTTGAGGCTGGGATCAATGGCCATCTCAAGGCGCGGGAGGGGTGAATGGTGTCTTTGTACCCAAAATCCATTCTTCGCGCCACAAGGCACCTCTCCGGGCAAAATAGAGGGCATTCGGCAGGAGGTTGTCCATGTCTAAACTAGAGACGGGTAGGCAAAAGACCGGCGGTCGCCAGAAAGGCACGCCCAACAAGGTCACGAAAGCGCTGAAGGATATGATCCTAGGCGCGTTGGACGACGCTGGAGGGCAAACGTACCTCGCCGACCAGGCAAAGGCAAACCCCGCCGCGTTCATGACGCTGGTAGGCAAGGTGCTGCCGATGCAAGTCGCGGGCGATGCCGACAATCCGCTGAACGTGATCAACACGATCCGGCGTGAAGTGATCGATAAGAGCGCGGAAAGCCCCGATGCCTGAAGGCGTCCTCTCGATCCCGACCCCGCGCTGGGCCGTCCCGCTCCTTGAACCCGCACGCTACAAGGGCATCAAGGGCGGGCGCGCCTCGGGCAAATCGCATGAGCGCGCGGAGGCCATGATCGAGGCGCACATCATCGACCAGAACAGCGCGAGCGTCTGCATCCGCGAGGTGCAGAAAACGCTCCAGCAATCGGTCAAGCGCCTGCTGGAAGCGAAGATCGAGAGCCTCGGTGCCCAGCAATATTTCGAGGTGCAGGAATCAATCATCAAGTCGCGTCACGGCAAGGGGCTGATCATCTTCCAGGGCATGCAGAACCACACAGCCGACAGCATCAAGTCGCTGGAGGGGTTCGATCGGGCATGGGTCGAGGAAGCCCAGACGCTCAGCCAGCGATCGCTGGACCTGTTGCGCCCTACCATCCGCAAGCCCGGCTCCGAACTGTGGTTCACGTGGAACCCGAACAGCCCGGACGATCCTGTCGATGCCCTGCTGTGCGGGGAGACGCCACCGCCCGGCGCGATCGTTGTCCATGTCAACTATCAGGACAATCCGTGGTGTCCCGATGAGATGCTGGTGGAGGCCGAATACGACCGCAAGCGCGATCCCGAGAAGTTTCGCCATGTGTGGGAGGGCGGCTATCTCACGAACAGCGAAACGCGCGTGTTCAAGCGCTGGCGCGTCGAGGAATGCGAGCCACCGAACGGTGCCGTTTTCCGCTATGGCGCCGACTTCGGCTATTCGATCGATCCGTCCTGCGCGCTTCGGTGCTGGATTGATGGCCACAATCTCTACGTCGATTACGAGAGCTATCGCATCGGCTGCGAGATCGACGAGTTGCCGGACCTGTTCATGGCCGTCCCGGAGATCGAACGCTGGCCGCTGATCTCGGACAGCTCGCGCCCCGAGACGATCAACTATCTCCGCCGCCACGGCTTCCCGAAGATACAATCGGCGGTGAAGGGCGCTCGGTCGCTTGAGGAGGGCGTTTCGTTCCTCCAAAGCTACGACATCATCGTCCACCCGCGCTGCGTCCACCTTATCGATGAGCTGACCCACTACAGCTACAAGCGCGATCCCCTGACGGACAAAATCCTGTCGGTGCTGGAGGACAAGAACAATCACCTGATCGACGCGCTGCGCTACGCCTGCGAGGCCGTGCGGCGCAATCCCAGGAACCGGCAATCGCGCGATATCGTGCATCGGCCTCTCGTCATGCCCGGTTCCGCATCGTGGATGGGAGCGTGAGGGCATGAGGTACGTTCGCAGGCCAAAAGCTCGCGGGTGGGTCGAAGATGAGACGTTTTCGACGGACAAGCCTCTATTGCCTCATTTCGAGGTGGACGGCAGCGAAGATGTCGACACTGGCCTGATCTGGTCAGACGGCACGCCAATCTACCGCACGGCGCGCCCCATTGGCTTTGGCAGGGACGAGGAGTGGTAACATGCAGGAGGCAACGATCCGTGGCCGACCGAAGGGGCAGCTTACCCGAGCCAAGCGCAAGGTGCTCGCGTTCGTCATCGCCAAGCAGGCGGCGAACGAGAATTATACCAAGGGCGAGTTGATGCGCGCTTGCGGCTTCGAGCATCGCTGGAATGCCAATCGCGTGTTGAGGCAGTTGCGCGACATGGGGATGCTGTGAGAATCCCACGCTCGCTGATCTGGCTGTGGCGCATGTACGCATGGCGACATGGCTTCCACGACCCCTACGCCAATGCGCGTGCGATATTTTGCGCAATCGTAACATTGGAGCGCGAACGAAGAAAGGCGCAACATATCACGGCTGTGGCGAGGCACAAGCAAGTCCTTATGGATATATGGTTACGGCAGAATCTTCATCCAGCCTCCTATCTTCGCCGATCGAGTTCCGGGAAGCTGTGGCGGCCGAATTAAAGAGCCCTGTCTGACACGTACCAGTTAGTATAACTGATCTCCCCCATGACGGGGGAAGCGCGCGGCCTCGATAAGTCTCAAGAGACCATGCTGGCAACCATGCGCCAGCGTCTCCGCATGGCCGAAGCCGCCTTCTCCGACAGCCGCGAGGATGAGCTGGACGATCTCCGCTTTTTCGCGGGCTCGCCGGACAATCAATGGCAATGGCCGATGGACGTGCTCAGCACGCGCGGCAGCGTGCAGGGACAGACGATCAACGCGCGCCCTTGCCTGACCATCAACAAGCTCCCGCAGCATGTGCGCCAGGTCACGAACGAGCAGCGGCAGAACCGTCCGAGCGGCAAGGTCATTCCAGTCGATGACAACGCCGACATCGAGGTAGCCGAAATCTACGAGGGCATGGTTCGGCACATCGAGTATATCTCGGATGCCGACGTTGCCTATGACACGGCCTGCGAGAATCAGGTCACCTATGGCGAAGGCTATATCCGCCTCCTGACCGAATATTGCCGCGAGGACAGTTTCGATCAGGATATTAAGATCGGGCGCATCCGCAACGCCTTCTCGGTCTACATGGACCCGACGATACAGGACCCCTGCGGCTCGGATGCCGAGTGGTGCTTCATCACGCAGGACATGACCAAGGACGAGTATGAGCGCGAGTTTCCCGACGCTCTGCCGGTCACCGGGTTGCAGGATCAGGGCGTAGGCGACGAAAGCATCGGCGCGTGGATTCAGCAGGATACCGTCCGCGTCGCCGAATATTTCTACTATGAGTACAAGGCCGACACGCTCAATCTCTACGCCAGCGGTCAGACGGCGTTCACCTCCGATCGCAACAATAAGCTGATCGAGCTGGCGCAGGGCGCACCGATCAAGACGCGCGAAGTCCAGCGCAAGCGCGTGATGTGGGTCAAGACCAACGGCTTCGAGGTGCTCGAAAGCCGGGAATGGCCGGGCAAGTGGATTCCCGTCGTCCGCGTCGTCGGCAATGAGTTCGAGGTGGAGGGCCGCGTCTGGCTGTCCGGTCTGGTGCGCAATGCCAAGGATGCGCAGCGCATGTACAACTACTGGACGAGTCAGGAAGCAGAGATGCTGGCGCTCGCTCCCAAGGCTCCGTTTGTCGGCTATGGCGGTCAGTTCGAGGGCTACGAAACCCAATGGAAGACAGCCAACACGAACAACTGGCCGTATCTTGAGGTAAATCCCGATGTCACCGATGCGCAAGGAGGCCCTCTGCCGCTTCCGCAGCGCGCAGCACCACCTCTCCCGCAGTCGGGCCTCTGGCAGGCCAAGATGGGCGCCTCGGACGACATCAAGGGCACCACGGGTCAGTATGACGCATCGCTCGGCGCGCAGTCGAACGAGCAGTCGGGCAAGGCGATCCTCGCACGCGAGCGTCAGGGCGATGTTGGGACCTATCACTATGTGGACAATCTCGCCCGCGCGATCCGCCACATTACCCGGCAACTGATCGACCTGATCCCGAAAATCTACGACACGCAGCGCATCGCACGGATCATCGGCGTCGATGACGAAGTGAAGATGGTCAAGATCAACCCGGCGCAGCTGGAGCCGGTTCGGGAGGTCAAGAACGAAGCCGGGATTGTGATCGAGAAGATCTACAACCCCGGCGTCGGCACCTATGACGTTATGGTCACGACAGGCCCGAGCTACATGACCAAGCGGCAGGAGGCCGTCGAGGGCATGGTGTCGGTTCTGCAAGCCGCGCCGCAGCTTTGGCCGATCATCGGCGATTTGATGATCCGTAACATGGACTGGCCGGGCGCACAGGACATGGCGGAGCGCATCAAGCGCACGATCGATCCGAAGATCATCGGCGAAGAGGACGACAACCCCGCTCTGGCAGCCGCGCAGCAGCAGATTCAGATGCTCACGCAGCAGCTCGAGCAGGCGATGGGCATGCTCCAGAACGCGCACAACTCGATTGAGGCGCGCGACGCGGATACCAAGGAATATGACGCTGTAACCAAGCGCATTTCCGCGATGAATACCGGCCTGCAACCGGAAGATGTGCAGGCGCTCGTGCTTTCGACGCTTCGTGACGCGCTGGAAACCTCCCAATTCATCGGCGAGACGCCTGACGAGCCGCTTTTTGGCGGGGGAGAGGGGCCGGAAACTGATGCTGGAGGGGCAATGATGCCTCCTCCGGGCGCGCCTCCGGCACCAGCGGCGGGGATGGCGGAATGAACGCCGCGCAGTTCATCGGCCTGCTGTTTCTGGGGCGAGATGTGGCCCATTCGGCGCATCTGAACACGCGCTCCTATGCCAGGCACAAGGCGCTCAACAAGTTTTACGAGGGAATTATTGGGCTCGCCGATGATTTCGCGGAGACATATCAGGGCAGACACGGCCTGATCGGCCCGATCAGCCTGCCAAAGCCCAAGAATGGCAACGATATCGTCAAGTTCCTTGAGGGGCAGCTTGGCGAGATCGAAAATGGCCGATTTTCCGTGTGCTCCAAGGACGATTCACCGCTCCAGAACCTGATCGATGAGGTCTGCGAGCTTTATCTTCGCACCATCTACAAACTGAGGTTTCTGGGGTAGGGAAAATGGCTGCAATCTTCAAATATCTCGAAACCACCGCAAATGTGAAGGTGGGGATCGGCAAGCTCAAGGGCGTTTTCGTCAGCGCAGGCACCAATCCGACCGTCGCGATCTATGATTCCGCCGATACCGGCACCGGAAATCCGATCGTCGCTCAGTTCACGCCTGCCGCACCGGGAAATTACGTATTCACCGGCGATGAGGGCGGCGTTGGCTTCTCGAATGGCCTCTATGTGGTCCTTGGGGGAACCGGCCCCAAGGTCACGGTTTTCTACGAGTAGCCGCGATGGTGGACGTCGCACTCTCTCCACTCGGCGGGGCTGGCTGGCAGTTCCTCGATGACAACGGCCGGATATTGTCGGGCGGTCGCCTCTACACCTATCAGGCCGGAACGACGACCCCAGAGGCGACCTATGCGGATAGCTCGGGGAACGTCTCCAACGGTCCCTATGTCGAACTGGACAGCGCCGGGCGTCCTCCGAGCGAAATCTGGCAGCTATCGACGCAGAACTACAAATATGAGCTGAAGGACGCTGATGGCGGCTCGATCCGGACATATGACAATATCCCGGGCATTGCATCGTCGGTAGAGTTCGACCAGTTCGTCGCCAATATCGGGTCATCGGCCGGATCGTCCTATGTCGGCTTCATTCAGGCAGGCACCGGCGCTGTGGCGCGCACGTCCCAGGACAAGATGCGCGAGCGCGTGACGCCCTATGACTTCGGCGCGGTCGGCGATGGCGTAGCTGATGATACCGTGGCCCTTCAGCGTTTTGCCAACTACGTCATGAGCAACAACACGAAGATTCCCTTCATGGAGGGCGTCTTTAAGGTCACGTCGAAAATCACGTTCACCGGCACCGCCAACGCTTCGCCGGTCATCAACTGTCAGGCCCGGATCAACGCGTCCTTCACGGCAGAGGACGAGATTGTTCGCTTCGATAGCTGGAACTTCGGCAATCTCACCGGATCGCTGGCGGTCTGGGGTGGCGGCGGTTCTACCTGGTCCACGCGCACCAATGGCATCGGCGTCCTGATCAACAACTGCGCCCGTCTCAATTCCGAGATGATCTATGTCCAATACACGAAGTATTACGGCATCAAGAACACGGGGACCACAACCCTCAACAATTTCGGATTGGTAAGCACCCGCTGGTGCGGCACGCGGAGCACCACCGGTGTGACTCTGACGGTCAGCTCGGTATCGAATACCGGGAGCGCCGGGAGCATCGGACAGCGCACCGAACTCACCTGCAACACTGTTCCCAGCTATATCGAGGCCGGGATCAGTATGTGCATCATCGGTGGGGGGCTCTACTTCATCACGGCCATAGACACGGTATCGAACAAGATCACGGTCTATCCGTGGATCGACAGCACCGTCACCTATCCGGCCAATCTTGAGCTTCTCGTAGGCGGAGGGTTCTATGCCGCCGGCGGGGATGCGAGCTGCATCTACATCGGCACGCTGGACGCCATCCAGTGTGCGATCGGGATATACAACCGCTCGCTCTACATGACCTCGGTCGATAATGGGGTTTTCCAGAGCAACGGCGTCGGCTTTGTCCTCGGCGCCTCGATTACGTCGGGCTCCCGAGGTGGTCAGTGCGCGCTGTCCTATTACGAGGGAAACAGCTTCGATATCGTCAAGCTGACCACCGATGACAGCGGCTATATCTTCGGATCGGCTCGCGTTATCAATTATGCGAAATGCCTTTCGTTCGCCCCCCGCGACGGGTCGAACAACTTCTCCTTCTCATCGACCGTTTTCAACGGCATGAGCTTGGCGACGCTTACGCCGTCACATGATTTCGCTGCGGGAGGAAGTACGTCGCCGATCACTGCGACGACCACCCCGGCGCCGATGTCGTTCTACAATATTTCGCGCAACACGCAGACGATCAATCTGGCGCAGGACAGCGACCTCAACAGGCTGTTCGGCTATGGCTCCGTCTACATCATGGCGGAGGGGACCGGGGCCAATCTCAACCCTACGGGAACGTGGACCTTCAACCCGCCATCCGGAGGAACGATCAACGGCGCTGCTGTCGGCGTGCCGCTCACCGTTTCCAACATGGCTTACCCGACGCTGTTTCATGCGCGATCGGGCAACGGGCTCACCTGGACGATCACCTATAGCGCCTTCACCAAGGGGCAGAACAGCGCAAATCGGGGGACAACGGCCAACCGTCCGACCCTCACTGCCACGGAAATAGGCGTCATGTACATGGATACCACGCTTGTCGCGGCCGGTAAGCCCATCTGGTGGACCGGAACGACATGGGTGGATGCCACCGGTGCCGCCGTTTGATGAAGTTTTGAAGAAACCGCACGGGCGCGGTCAGCCCGGTAACTTGAAGGATCAAGTTGATGTCCGAAGAAAATCAGGATATTATTCCTGAAGCGGAAGTCCCAGCGGCTCCCGCGCCGGAACAGGAGACCACGGCCGCTCCTGAAACCGCTGAAACTGAGCAGCCGGAGACCAGCGAAGAAGCGCCCAAGACCTTCACTCAGGAAGAGTTGGACGCGATCCTGGCAAAGCGCCTTGCCCGCGAGGAGCGGAAATGGCGGCGCGAGATGGAGCGGCAGCCCGAGCCGATGCCGATCGAACCCGACGATGACGGGGAAAGCGATCCCTACAAGATCGCCGAGCAGATCATCGCCGAGCGAGAGCAGCAGAAGCAACAGCGGCAGCTTCAGGAGCAGTATTACGAGCGCGAAGAGTCGGCTCTGGAGAAGTATGACGACTTCCAGCAGGTCGCATATAATCCAACCCTTCCTGTCACCGACCACATGGCGCTCGCGATACAGGCATCCGAACAGGGGCCCGATGTCCTTTACTGGCTCGGGAGCAACCCCAAGGAAGCCGCTCGAATCTCGGCACTCCATCCCGTGCAGCAGGCGCGTGAGATCGGGAAGATCGAGGCCCGTCTGGAAGCCAATCCTCCCGCTCGAAAGACATCGAGCGCTCCGGCGCCGATCTCGCCTGTCACTCGTCCCACTGGTGGGGCGAAGGCGATCGACACCACCGACCCACGCTCCATCACCCAGATGGGCACGTCGGAATGGATCGAAGCCGAACGGCAGCGCCAGATCCGGAAACTGGAGGCTCAGCGACGCTAAACGCAACTGATTGGATCGTCGCGATGACGAACCGATCCCAGCGCCCCACGGGGCCCGATGGAGTTTTTTATGGGCAATTCGCTTCTCACGATCGACATGATCACCCGGAAGTCTCTCGAAATCCTCGAGAACAATCTGGTGATCACCCGCAACGTCAACCGCCAGTATGACAGCTCCTACGCTGTCGAGGGCGCCAAGATCGGCACCACGCTGCGCATCCGCCTGCCAGACCGCGCTCTGGTCACGGACGGCGCGGCGCTTCAGGTGCAGGACGACAACGAGCAGTTCACCACGCTGACCGTTTCCAACCAGAAGCATATCGGCGTCAACTTCACGACCGCCGAGCTTACCATGCAGCTCGACGACTTCGCGGAGCGCGTGCTGAAGCCGCGCATCTCGCAGCTTGCCGCTTCGGTCGATGCGGACGTTGCGAACGCCTTCAAGGGCATCGGCAACTCGGTCGGCACTCCCGGCACGACCCCCGCCACTTCGCTGGTTCTGTTGCAGGGCCAGCAGAAGCTCAACGAGAATGCGGCGGTGATGAGCCCGCGCTATGCCACCGTCAACCCGGCCGCGAATGCCGGGCTCGTCGAGGGTATGAAGGGCCTGTTCAACCCCGGCAGCACCATCAGCCGGCAGTTCAAGAACGGCATGATGGGTGAAGGCGTGCTCGGCTACGATGAGATCAACATGTCACAGTCGATCAAGCAGTTCACCACGGGCTCGCGTTCGGCGACTGGTGGCACGCTCTCGGCGTCCGTCACCACCGAAGGTGCGACCACGATCGCCATCACCGGCGCAGGCAATGGCGCGACCGTCAAGACGGGCGATGTGTTCACCGTGGGAACGCCGAGTAGCAACCCGTGCTACATGGTGAACCCGCAGACCCGTGAATCGACGGGTTCGCTGTTCCAGTTCGTCGCCCTGTCGGACGTGACGCTGGGCAGCTCGGGCGAGGGCAACATCACCGTTGCGCCGATCTATTCGGCCTCCAACGCGCTGGCGACCGTGGATACTCTCCCACAGTCGGGAGCGGCCGTCGTGTTCGTGGGCACCGCTTCGACGCAGTATCCGCAGAACCTGATCTATCATCGCGATGCCATCACCTTCGCGACGGCCGATCTGGTGATGCCGCAGGGCGTCGATATGGCCTCGCGTCAGGTCCACAACGGCATCTCGCTCCGCATCGTGCGCCAGTACGACATCAACAACGACCGCATGCCGTGCCGCATTGACGTGCTCTACGGCTACTCGGTCATTCGTCCGCAGATGGCCGTCCGCCTCTGGGGTTGATTCACAGGAAAGGACTACGACAATGGCACTTCCTTCCGTTGGTGGCGGCGAGCAGATCGGCGACGGCAATCTCAACGAGATTCGCCTTGGCTATCAGGGCACGCCTGCCACGGCCACCTCGACGGCCACCCTCACGACCGCGCAGCTCCTCGCAGGCATCCTGCTGGGCTCTCCGGGCTCGTCGGCGGCCACCTACACCACCCCGACCGGCACGCAGATCGACGCAGCCGTGTCGAATGCCAAGGTGGGCTCGACCTTCCTGCTTTCGATCACCAACGTCGATGGCAGCGGATCGGGCGCGATCACGCTGGAAGGCGGCACGGGCGTCACCCCTTCGACGCTCAAGACCGTCGCGGCGACTGCGGGCACGTCCCAGCTTTTCCTGTTCCGCAAGACCGGAACCGGGACCTGGACGATCTACCGCTACGGCTGATTCCCCACGGGGCGCGGTTTGAACCTGCCGCGCCCCAACAGGAAAGGATTCCGACATGCCCAATACCAAGCCCGTAGGCGTCGCCTACAGCGATCCCGAGCTGACCAGCGGCACGACCATCACCGGCGCCACCATCACCGGCTCCACTCTCTCCAGCCCGACGCTTGCAAGCCCCACGCTTTCAGGGACCGTCACGCTGGCCGATGCCGCCAACCTCGCCCTCAACACCAGCACCGGCAGCAAGATCGGCACGGCTGCCAGTCAGAAGCTCGGCTTCTTCAATGCAACGCCCGTGATCCAGCAGGCGACCACCGGCACCGCAACCGGCTTTACGGCCGGCTCGGGTACGGCTGTCAACGATGACAGCACCTTTACCGGCGGCAGCGGCACCAAGGCGTATCGCATCAGCGATATCGTTCTGGCGCTCAAGAACCTCGGATTGCTGGCGGCAAGCTGATGGCCGTCATCTATCTCATCAACCCGGAAGGGGGCTGTAAGGTCGCAACCAGCGATCTTGAGGCCAAATATGACGAGGCTCGGGGGTGGAGGCGGTTCGATCCGACTGCTCCCGAGCCCCGCAACGCCATGGCGCGCCACCCGCTGGACCATGACGGGGACGGCCGCAAGGGCGGCTCCGAGGCTCCTGAGGGCGATGTGAAGGCTTTGCGGGCCGAATATCAGGAGAAGTTCGGCAAGCGACCGTTTCCGGGCTGGGATGCCGACACTCTGCGCGAGAAGCTTGCATGACGACGGCCGGGGACCTCATCAATGGGGCACTCCGGCTGCTGGGCGTGCTGGCGGAGGGCGAGGTCCCCTCCGCTGATACGTCGCAGGACTGCCTTTCAGCCTTCGACCAGATGGTCGATAGCTGGAATACAGAGCGGCTGTCCGTCTATTCGACCATCGACCAGACGTTCACATGGCCTGCTGGCGAGCGCATCCGCACGCTTGGCCCTTCCGGGAATTTCGTGGGCATTCGGCCGATCCAGTTGATGGAATCGACCTATTTCATCGGCCCCTCGAACCTGTCCTTCGGCGTGCAGTTCGTCAACGAGGACCAGTATAACGGGATCGCGCTGAAAACGGTCACCTCGACCTATCCGAACGTCATCTGGGTAAACAACACCTTCCCTGATGTCACGATGCACGTCTATCCCGTGCCGACATCATCGCTGCTGTGGCACTTCATCTCGGTCCAGACGCTCGATCAACCGGCGGCGCTCAGCACGGACGTGACGCTTCCCCCCGGCTATCTGCGCGCTTTCCGCTATAATCTGGCCTGCGAGCTGGCTCCCGAGTTCGGCGTGGAGCCGAGCGGCCAGGTCGTCCGCATCGCAGTATCGAGCAAGCGCAACCTGAAGCGCATCAACAACCCCGATGACCTGATGGCGCTTCCTTACCCGCTGATCGTTCAGAACACGCGCTTCAACATCTACTCGGGGAGTTACGGCTGATGAAAACGCCGATCCTCGGGTCGAGCTATCGCGCTCGCTCGGTCAACGCGGCCGATAACCGCATGGTCAACCTCTTTCCGGAGATCATTCCGGAGGGCGGCAAGGACGCTGCGTTCCTCAATCGCGCGCCGGGCCTGCGCCTGCTTGCCACGATCGGGGATGGTCCGATCCGGGGGCTTTGGCAGTTCGGCGGCTTCGCCTATGCCGTGTCGGGCTACGAGGTGTACAAGATCGCGTCGGACTGGTCGGCTACCCTGATCGGCACGGTCAGCGGAACTGGGCCGGTCTCGATGGCCGACAACGGCACGCAGCTTTTCATCGCCTGCAATCCTGCTGGTTATATCTATAATTCCAGCACGGGAGATTTTGCGGCGATCACCGATCCGGATTTCCCCGGAGCACAGATCGTCGGCTATCTCGACGGCTTTTTCGTGTTCACCGAACCGAATAGCCAGAAGTTCTGGATCACGTCGCTTCTGGACGGGACGAGCATAGATCCACTCGATTTCGCTTCCGCCGAGGGCTTTCCGGACAACGTGGTGTCGATGATCATCGATCATCTGGAAATCTGGCTGTTCGGAACGAACTCCACGGAAGTGTGGTACAATGCCGGAGGGGCGGATTTTCCCTTTGCCCGCATTCAGGGCGCCTTCAACGAGGTCGGCTGCCTCGCTCCCTATTCCGTCGCGAAGATGGACAACCAGATTTACTGGCTGGGGCAGGATGCAAGGGGGTTCGGGATGGTCTATCGCGCGCAGGGCTATATCGCCCAGCGCGTATCGACCCATGCCGTCGAATGGCAAATCCAGCAATATGCGGATACGTCCGATGCGATCGGCTACACCTATCAGCAGGGCGGCCACAGCTTCTATGTGCTGATCTTCCCGAGCGCAAATACCACGTGGGTCTATGATGTCGCGACCGATAGCTGGACCGAGCGCGCGGGCTGGGATACGAACCTTGGCGTTTTCACCCGGCATCGTTCCAATTGTCAGGTCTATTTCAATCATGAGATTGCCGTAGGCGATTTCGAGAACGGCAATATCTACGCCTTCGATCTCTACACCTATGACGACAACGGTTCCATCCAGAAATGGCTCCGCCGCTGGCGTGCTCTGCCGACCGGCATCAACAATCTGAAGCGCACGGCCCACCATAGCCTGCAACTCGATTGCCGGACTGGTGTGGGCGTGATTTCGGGGCAGGGCGAGAACCCGCAGGTGATACTGCGTTGGTCCGACGATGGCGGCAATACATGGTCGAACGAGCATTGGGCCTCGATGGGGGCTCAGGGTCAATATGGTACGCGCACGATATGGCGGCGGCTTGGCATGACCATGAAAATTCGCGACCGGGTCTATGAGGTTTCCGGTAGCGATCCCGTACCTATCATCATCTCGGGGGCGGAGCTGCTGATCAGCCCGACGAATGCCTGATGGCGTCCCAGCCTCCCACCAAGCCGATCAACATCACGCCGCCGCGCGTTGCGTTCATCGATGAGCGTACGGGGGCCGTATCGCGCCCCTGGTATGATTTCCTCCAGCAGCAATGGCGCAACGGTAATTCCGTTGTTGGGGCTGTCGTGCTGACGGCCGATGACCAGACGCAGGCCTTTCCCAATTCGATTGCGCTGGTGCCTGTGACCGGCGAACTGGAACGCCTTCTCGATCCGGACAGCTTCACGCTGGGCCTTGCCGACGCAGGCACGCCAGGCACCTACGGAAGCGCCAGCGACACAATCCAGATCACGGTCGATGACAAGGGGCGCGTGACCGCAACGCAGGTTTTCCAGCTCAACACTGATAACATCGTTGAGGGCATCACGAACCTGTACTTCACCGTTGCGCGGGCGCGGGCGGCGATCAGTGGGGCGGTCGGACGCATCAATTACGATAGCACGACCGGCGTAATCGACTTGCAGGGGGCGATCGTCACGCCCGGCACCTATTCCAATCCCGATGTCACCACCGATGAATATGGTCGCGTGACGGCCATCACGGACAATCCCGGATTCACCGGATCGGGCGCCTATACGAACTTCACCTTCGTCAACGGCATTTGCACGAGCGCGTCATGAGCACGAAGCTGGGCGATAACCGCGATGCGGCACTGAAAGTAGGGTTTGAGGCCATCGACTGGCCCTATCCGATAACCTTCGAGCAGTATCTTGAAGCCTTCAAGGACTGGGTCGTCCGCGCGATCGAGCGCGATGGTGTGCCGATCGGCACTGCCTTCACGCATGACGGGGAATTGCACATCGCCATTCTCCCGCAGTGGCGCCGGCGCTGGGTCACTCGGAATATCCTCTGCGAGCTGTTCGACATGCCGAAGGTGATCGCGCGGCCGATCGAGCGCGAGGACATCATGTACTCCTATCTGGTTAGCCTTGGTTTCAAGGATATCGGAGACAAAACCCTTATTCTGGAGAAGCCGTCATGCCTCCCGCAATAGCCGCCGCTGGTATCGTCGGAGCCGCGACTGTCGGGTCCGCAGTGATGGGCTCCGCTGCGGCGAAGAAGGCCGCCAAGGCGCAGGCCAATGCCGCCGAGCAGGCGCAAGCCTCCCAGGAGCGCATGTTCGACAAGCAGGTCGAATTGCAGGCTCCGTTCCGGGAGGCTGGCCTTACCGCGCAGAATCGCATCCTGACACTGCTGGGGCTGTCGCCCGCCAATGATGTGGAGGGGGTATCCGTCAACCCCAAGGACCCGGCATTCGGTCGATATGCCCGCGATTTCTCCATGGCGGATTTCGAGGCCGATCCCGGCTACAAGTTCCGCCTTGAGGAGGGGATGAAGGCGCTCAACAACTCCATGGCCGCGCGGGGGATGGGTATTTCCGGCGCGAATATGAAGGGCGCTCTCCGATACGGGCAGGACATGGGCTCGCAGGAGTACATGAACGCCTTCAATCGCTACCAGACCAACCGTGCCAACCAGCTCAATCCGCTGCAAAGCCTGATGGGTGCGGGGCAGACCTCAGCCAATACCCTGACGAACGAAGCGGGCAATCTCGGGCGTGGGATTGCTGATACGCAGCTTCAGGCCGGAAACGCGCGGGCGTCGGGCTATGTGGGGACTGCCAACGCGATCTCCAACGCGATCGGGCAGGGCTTCAATGCCTATAGCGGCATTCAGAATATGAACGCCATGAACCGGCTGATGGGCGGATATATGAATCCGGGAGGGGGCATCGGCGGCCAGATTGGGGCGCTCAACACCTCCAACATAAACGGACTGAACAACTACTTCGCCAATAACCCGACAACGCTTCAGCCGATTTGAGGTAACGATGGCGCTCGACACCCGCATTCCCCTGATGGTGCAGCCGGTCCAGTTGCCGGATTTCAATGCCATGGCGCAGAATCGCCTTGGCATGATGAGCAACGTCATGACGATCAAATCGCAGCAGGCCGAGATTGATCGCGTGGCGCGGCAGCAGCAGGAGCAGAACGCACTTCGCGGCGTCTATTCGCGCTCGGTCGATCCCAAGACGGGTAAGATCGACAGCAAGAGCCTGATCACTGGCCTTGCGGGGCTTGGCCGTGGCGATCTCATCCCCGGCGTACAGGCGGAAATGGCGAAGGCCGAATCCGAACAGGCAGCAGCCGCCAAGGCCAAGTATGAGTTCGGCAAGCAGCAGCTTAACGACGCGAAGGTGGCGATTTCCTCGGTCAAGACGCCGGAAGATGCCTACGCAACGATCGACAGCTATGTCGAGAAGGGAAGTATGGACCCTCAGGCGGCGGAGCAGATCAAGGCGCAAATCCGCGCCGATCCGAAAAGCTTGCCCGCCATTCAGGAGGCGATGCTTCGCAGCACCTTGGACGCGGAAAAGAAGCTAGATTTCGACTTCAAGGAGAGGGAGTTCGATTGGAAAAAGAAGCAGGACCTGTTCAGCAACAAAATGGCTGCGGGAAATCTGGCGGTCGCGCAAGGGAACCTTGGCGTTAACCGAGCGCGTTTGAATTTCGAGCGCCAGAAGGACGCGCGCGACGCAGCCATTAATGGACCTGGAGGGAGCGCCCCGCAGGCATTCTCCGACGCCGCTCGCAAGTTGGCCGACCTGAAGGGCGCCCTGAAGGAATACCGGGCCTCCTTGGATAGTGGCAAACGTGCCGGCATGTCGGGGGTGACGTTGCCAGCGTGGGCAGGCGGGCGCTTTGAGTTTGCAAAAGATGATGTGACAGCCTCGCAAGCCGCAAAGTACACCGCTGTCATGATGGGGCTGAAGGACCTCTATCAGCTTGGCGCCTTGGCGGGGCCAGACATCTCGATACTTGAGCGGCAGTTGACCGACCCCAGCTCCTTCGCGGGGACTCGGACTGAAACTAGCGCGCTAAAGACGCAGCTTAATATCGTCGATAAGATGATCGACAAGGCCGCACGCAATCTGGAATCCACATATCGGCGACCAGCGTCAGCTTTTCGCGATCAATCCGCGTCACCCGTTCGAGCCCCCAGCAAGGGGAAGGGCGTGGACACCAGCAACCCCCTTCTGGCGGACTGACCGATGCCCGATCTCGCCACGATCCGGGATGATCCCAACTTCGTCAACGCCAATGCCGCGACGAAAAAGGCGATCTTCGACAAATGGGCGCCGCAGGACCCGAACTATGCCGATGCCAACCCGGCGACGCAGGCGGCTATCCGTCAGCGGTTCGGCATTGAAGCTCCTGCGAAGGCACAGCCTAAGCAGGATGGCGTGAGCCTGAAAGGCTTCGGACGCAACACCGCTTCCTTCCTCGATTCCACTGTAGGCTCAATCCTGCCCGGCGCCGTCAATTGGCTATCCTACGCCGAACGTCGCGCCATGGGAGCCGATCCGAAGGCCGCAAGCGCCGCTGCCGCCCGTGACGCCGCTCCGCTGGAAAACCCCGTTGGGCGCATTTTCGGCGTGACCGACACCCCGGAATATAAGGGCGAGAATATCCGCCGCTTCTCCGAATTCATCGGCAAGAATATCGGCAAGGGCGCAAAGTGGCTCTCCGACAAGACGGGCGTGCCCGAGCAGGATATCGTCAGCTATCTTGGCACTCTGTCCTTTGCCGCTCCTGAAATCGCTGGCGCGGCAGGCCGTGGCGCCATGAGGGGGGCTGCCCCGATCGCCAACAGCATCGCCGCGCAGACCGGCCGCGCCGCCGAAGTCGCCCGCAACGCCATGAGGCCCCGCGAGGGCGCCCCTGCGCTTAAAGGCGGCGGCGCCATGGATGCCAGCGCCTCGATGCTTCGCCAGACCACGGCGCAGGGGCTTCGCCGTCCTGTCCAGTTGACAAAGGGGCAGATCACGCGCGATCCTGCGCAGCTTCGCTTTGAAAACGAGACGCGCAAGTCCAATGCCGATACCGTTGGTCAGCCATTGGTGCAGCGTCAGATTGAACAGAATGAGGATATCCTTGCTAATTTCGATGCCTATCTCTCTGCAACGGGCGCCGAAAGAGCGGGAGAAGGGCAGCTCCGACCGGTAGGTCTTGTTGTTGACAAGGCGCTGGTCGATGCGGCCAAGGCCCGGAAGAAGGAAGTCAGCGACGCCTATGCGAAGGCGCGCGAGGCTGGCGAGATGGAGGAGCCGGTCAGCTACAAGCCGCTGATCGATTTCGTCAACGAACAGACGCCGACAACCCGCGAAAAGCTCGCCCCGATCATTCAGGCCGTCGCCGAGCAGATCGGCAAGAACGACCCGGAAAACACGGGTTCCATATCCATCAATGCAATGGAGGATATCCGGCAGCTCATCAACAAGACGACGCAGCCTGGCACCCCGAACGCAGCCTTCGCGCCGGAACTGAAGAAGCTCATCGACAGCACGACGGAGGGCGCTACTGGCCAGCTCTACCGTGAGGCTCGATCCCGCCGCATCCAATACGCCAAGGAATTCGAGAACGCGGGGGCCGTGGAAAAGCTTCTGCGTCGCAAGCCGGGCACCAAGGATCGGTCGGTAGCGCTGGAGGACGTATTCGATCACGTCATCCTTGATGGGTCGCTCGACGATACCATGAATGTCGGGCGCCTCCTCAAAAAGACCGGCGAGCCGGGCCAGCAGGCATGGAAGGAGCTTCAGGGCCAGACCATCCAGTATATCCGCGATCAGGTGACAAAGAGCCCCGCGACCGATCCAGCGGGGAACCCCTTCCCATCGCCCGCGAAGTTCAATGCGATCGTTCGCGATCTGGATAGCTCCGGAAAGCTTGATTACATCTTCGGTAAGAAGGGCGCGCAGGAAATCCGCGATCTTAATGCGACGGTGCAGGCTGCCTATACGGCGCCACCCGGCACCATCAATTACTCCAACACCGCCGGGGTTGTCGTCGATGCCCTACAGAAGCTTGAAAAGTCCATTCTCGGGCAAATCCCCGGCGTCAAGGGGACCGCTCGATATGCGGCCGAAAAGGCGCGGGACCGAAAGCTTCGGCAGCAGGTGGAAGAGGCCCTTTATCCCGGTGCCGACGATCAGGACCCGATCGCCGCCAAGCCCATCGTCAAGCGGCCGACGATGCGGCGCAACCGCATGGCACCGGCCAACCAGAACTCCATGAGCCGCAGGAAGGGGAATTGAGAATGGCGAAGAGGCCCAAGCCGATCCGGCCGGAGCCCAAAAGCGGAGGAACGCCGCCCCCGCCCAAGCCGCCGAAGAATTCGTGATGTTGTACGAATTCCTCATCGCCTATGTCGTGCTGCTGGGGCTTTCGGCGCTCTGCCGTAGCAGGCAGATGATGCGCGTCTCGCTTGCCATGCTCGGCAATTGGGCGGTCAACAGCCTGTTCGTCGCATCGACCGGCAATTTCGCACCTTGGGCATGGTTCGCCTGCGTCGATTTCGTGACGGCGCTGGTGATCCTGCGGAACCCGGCGGGCAAATGGCAGTCGGCGATCGGATGGGTCTATATCGCGCAGATCGTCATGCACTTCTGCTTCGCCGTGACGAACAACCCGGACGGCATCTATCCCTACTGGCTCTGGCTGACGCGACTGGCTTGGGTGCAGATCCTTCTCGTCGCGACATGGGGGATCGGAGGTGGGCTTCGCGCTGGCATTCGTCGGCTTTTCGGTCGGCCTCACCATCCTGTCCCGCATGGCATGGCGGGCATGGAACCGTGAACAGTCCGAGGAACCCCAGGAATGATTGGCAGCTGACGCCTTCGGTGGTGCTGACATTGATCAGCCTCGCTATGACGGCTTTCGCTGCCTACTCGACCTTTCAGGGGGACACGGACAAGCGGCTCCAGCGCTTGGAGGACCGCATGGAGATTGTCTGGGGCGAATGGCTCCGCGAGCATGGGAGGGGGCGATGACGGCGTTCGATCATACCGCTTTCTATGGCGAGCTGCGCCGACGCTGGGGCCCCCTGAAACAGGCGCAGGTGGACGACATCAATGCCGCCCTCGCCAAGGCTTGGGAACTTCCTTCCGTCGATCCCGCATGGATGGTCGTAGCGCGCAAGCTGATCGGCACGACAGAGATTCCAGGCCCACAGCACAACAACGTGATCGTCAACCTTTTCGCGCGCGTCGGCTATGCCATCTATAAGACGGATGAGGTGGCATGGTGCGGCGCGTTCATCGGCGCGTGTTTCAAGGATGCCGGGATCGCCATCCCAAAGACCGCGCCGCGTGCTCTCGATTGGGCGACATGGGGCGTCGAATGCGAGCCTCAGGTAGGCGCCGTATGCGTCATGGAGCGGGAGGGAGGCGGCCACGTCACCTTTGCCGCAGGGAGGACCGCAGCGGGAGCCATAAAGGGGCTCGGCGGCAACCAGCGCAATCAGGTGAACATCTCTGACTTCCCGTTCGATCGCATCACCGACTGGCGATGGCCGTCAGGCGTACCGCAGGCGCATATCCCGCTGCCGATCATGGCGCCGGGTATCATTTCGAGGAATGAGCGGTGACCGCCAAGGATGCCCCCCGCATAGCCCTGTCTGCGGTGATCGTCGCCTATTTCGGATGGGCGCTTCTCAACCATTACAGCGAGGGGCTGGAAGAGACGCTCAAGAACATCGTCATGTTGGCCGTGGGGTTCTGGCTGGGCTCCTCCAAGGGCTCCGCCGACAATGGCAGCCGCATGGAAAAGATGCTTGATGTGGTTCGGGCCAATCAGGAGGAAAAGCAATGAAGATCAAGATCGGAAAATTGCTTGGCAAACTCAAAGGCATCTCGCCTTTGGTCGCCCTCATCGCCCCCAAAGCCGTACCCCCGGTGGCCGCCGCGATCGAGGTGGCGGAGGCCGTGGATGCCGTGGACGGCCTCTTGAAGAAGCGCAAGCCGAAGTCGTAGCCTTTCGGCTCCATTTTGGTTTGACCGATTGATGTTGATTTGAAGCAGGCTTATTCCTCGCCGACAGGCAGGGGATTAGCATGCAGTATCGCGCTGATATCCAGTTCATGCGGGCCGTAGCCGTCACGCTCGTCATACTCTACCATCTCGGCGCTCCGGTCCACGCAGGCTTTATCGGCGTCGATGTGTTCTTCGTCATATCGGGCTTCCTGATGCAGAAGCTCTACAAGGCGGAGGACGGCCCGTCAGGGTTCTATATCCGACGAGCGAAACGCCTCCTCCCAGCCTATTATACAGCGATTCTCGCCACTCTTGTTGGGGCGTTCTTCATCACGCTTCCAACTGATTTCGGCCAGGTTGTGACGCAAGCGGTATACGCGTCGCTGTTCTCGTCCAATATCGGCTTCTGGTCGCAAAGCTCCTACTTCAACAAGGCTGAATTCAACCCGATGCTGCACCTCTGGTCGCTGGGCGTCGAGTTGCAATTCTACCTGATCTTCCCGATGCTATGGCTGTTGGGGCGCCGGTACAAGATTGCCATCCCATTGATCTTGATCCTGTCCATGATCGCCTGTCTGTTCGTGGTAACGATCAGCCCGAAAACATCGTTCTTCATGATGCCGTTGCGGCTATGGCAATTCGCGGCAGGCATGTTGGTGGCCCGTTACGCCCCGACCGACCCGCGCGGTGGGTGGATCGGGCTATGCGCGCTCGCGAGCATATTGGTGCTTGCGTTCCTGCCCATCGACGGCACCGCGCTCAGCGTCATCAACGGCCATCCGGGGTTGGGCGCGATCGGCGCGACATTTCTGACAGCCGCGATCCTGTGGCTTGGACTCCCCGTTCAGTTGATCAAGAGTGCGATCGGACGTGCAGGAGAGCGGATTGGAGATATAAGCTATTCCTTATATCTGGCACATTTCCCGGTCATCGTCCTGCTAAGCTACCAGCCCTTTAGCGGTACGCGGCTCGGTAATGGCACGGTCGTTCTACCTCTGGCCGCTACAGCCATATTCATGGTTGCGTCGATCGCGCTCTATCGCTGGGTCGAGCGTAACGGGCCACGCTTCGTCAACTGGAAGAACTGCGCCTTGGCATCCGCCCTGCTGATCGGCGTGGCCCTCGCCATGCCCTTGGTTCAGGACATGCGTTTCAGCAGGGCTGACCGGCTGATCTTCGCGGCGTGGGCCGACCGGGCCACCTATCGGTGCGGGAAGATGGCGCGTATCCTGTCGCCGACCTCAACGACCTGCGACCTGTCCTCCGGGCCGAAAGGGCAAATCTTCCTGGTGGGGGATAGCCACGCCGACGCGATCAAGAGCACCCTTGTCACCGTTGCCGCCAGACATGGCTATGGCGTGCGCTTCGCAGTCACCAAAGCGGCCTTGATGGACCCGCGTTTCGGGGCAAAGTGGCTCAAACGGGAAATCTCGCGACCGGAGGTGCAAGGGGCAATTCTCCACTACGCTATCAGGGACATAGACGCCGAGCTGGTGACGGCAGCCGAAGAGGCTCTCAAGGGCTCAAAATATGTGTTCATCCTGCCAGCGCCGGAATATACAAAGCACGTTCCCGCAACGATCTATAGGATGCGGCACGGTAGTCGGGAAAGCCTGGTGCGAGAGGACGGCAGTTCGGCAATCGGCTTGGTGAAGGCCCATCTCCGCAATGTTGTCGATCCAACTCCGGCATTCTGCGAGAGGGGGAAATGCAGCGTCGTCAATCCGGATGGAGCGCTGCTCTATTTTGATGGTGATCATCTGACGCTCACAGGCGCCCGGCGACTGGAGCCCCTGTTCGAGAATATGCTTCAGCGCTGGTGATCAAAGGTCATTTCGTGATCACCCATCCATCGCGCCCCTTATGCATCGGCCTTCCGCAGCCGCGACATTTACTGCGCAACTGCGACCCGTCCGTATAGGCGGCCGATTTTGATCGGTGATGCCTGCCAAACGGGCATTGCACCAATTGCACCAGGCGATGGATAAGCTTCCGCATAATATGCCCCATTCGCCAAAAGATCGTTGGCCGCATTTTTCTTATCATGGCCGAATCCTACATCTCACTTTTCGCGGCAGGGGGAGTGCTCTGGTGAAAGGCCATCACTGACATTAACAAGCTGCGCCCTAGCCTTCAACGCCTCGAATATCTTCTCGACGGCCGGGCTGTCCTTGCGCTTGGATGCCGCGCGCGAGGCGTGGAAGAATGTGGCGATGAGGCGTTCGTTGGCTTCAGACATGCTTATTGTGGAGCGCCGGAAATCCTACTTGTCCAGTTGCCGGATTCGAGGGAATTTGGTAGGTAGGAAACGTGATGCGGCGGCGTGGATGGACACGCACGCTCGTTATTCCAGGCGCTTCCTCCGCGCGAAGCTGGCTCATACTGGAAGCTGGATAACCAGTTACTCAGGTTCGAATCCTGACGCGGAGATAAGCCGGTATCAAGCCCGGCCTGCATCACAAATCCGTATGGCCGTAGGCGGCCGACAGTTACCGAGACGGGGTTAGCGCGGGTTCGCTGGCTGGCGTTAAGGTCCGGGGAGGTCGCGAACGATCCGGGCTGCATTACCAGCATCGCAGGGTTCGATTCCCTGCCCCCACGGTAGCCTTACGGCTTCATTTTGGTTTGACCGATTGGGCGCGGGCTCTGAGGGCGGCTGCAATTGCGAACCATTGGGCTGCCTCGGCGCGTTCATGAGTGCCACTGTATCCACCGGGCGGATTAACTGCATAACGAGTGGCGCGGATGGCCTTGTCCTCGCACCGCTCCGCCAACTCCAACAGATCAGACATCATTCGTCTCCTAGGGGTGGGGGAGGGGGTTACCATCGATGCTTCCGATCCTCGGCAGTCGTGAAGAAGTGCCCGTCGAAGAACTCGTTCGGGCGCTCTTGTAGAATGTGGCCGATGCAGGTCCATGTCTTAGCGAAGTCGATGTCCTCAACCTCGATTTCGGGGCGGCCGAATTTCTCCGCATCCCTATTTGCGATGATGGCGGCTTCGACCTCTTGAAGGATCGGGCAGGCACGGCACTTCTTGCCGAGTGCGCATTGAAGGCCAGTATCTTTCTCGCGGTCGCCAGCCCACAGATACATCGACCGATACGCCTCATGCGCCGCAGTCTTGGCATTGTAGAGCCCACCAGGATGCGGCTTGCCATCCTTGCGCAACTTGTCGGCGTAGCTGTTGATCCCAACGTGCCAGCCATGATCCGCGCGTTGCATTGTGGCTCTCTGGCTCGCGAAGGGGCCGACAGCCGCGTTGCACTGCGCTTCACTCAGTGCGCGGGTGGCCATGCCGATTTTCGGCGACGCACGAAACTCGTCGAGTTCCCGGCGCATCTTCTCTGTGGGGCTGTCGGAGGCAGGCGGTAGGGCCAGCAACCGGTCGGCCTCATCGAAGTTCTTGACCTCCGCACCATCGACCATGAACCACTGGCGGCCCTTGTCCTTGCGGTTCTCGCGCTGCCACGCGTAACCGAAACGAGGATTGTCGATGCTCTCGAAATCCTGCCGAGCCCATCCGCCGCGCCCGTCGTAGAAGCGAACGGGGCCCTTGAACTTGCCCTCGGCGAGTTGTGCGGCCCCGGTCAT